GTAAATGAAGCAGTGGTACTATCTAACACACCCTTGTTTGAATGGGAGTGCCCTACACCAATAGGGATATTATTTATTTTAGATATAGGCATAATAATCCTTACTTAAAGGTAAACCCATTATAACCCATTGATGCTGCTACAGTATTACCACTCCCTACTGTTACTCGATGCTCTATGGTATCGTTAAATTCTGTTGTAAGTGTACCGTAATACTGTCTATCCTGAGAAGCTAACTTTGTATTTAGCCATAAATAGTATGCTGAAGTAGCACCATCACCAGCTACATAATACGTATCATTAGCGGAAGTAGTACCAGCTAGAAGGGTAGCCACTACATCTACTGAAGTTAACCCCCTAGCTACTGCAAAGTGCGTGTCATGAGGTACATTGATAAAGGTTCCATGATTAACAGTAGTGGGAAACCCAGTCCACCCTGATTGCGTCCAATGTTTAGAATAAAACGCACCGAACCCTGGTATAGGGTCTGAATTTTTTATGTAATTATCTGCACCTAACCATGAATTTTCTGTTAAGCTCACATTACTAAAATGTAACTTATCATTTTGTACTGCCCCAGATAAATGTGCAGACACCCTAAAATCTTGGGCATCACTTGCGACTGGCATACTTATTTCATGATATGTTAATGTAGTATCTGTATTTGCAGTAGAACGTTTTGTAGTTATTCCATCATACATATATAATTGAGCACCGACACCATGTAACCATGCACTAAAAGTGAAAGTTTTACCTCTGTACTTTGGCATACCTCCATTACTTATATATGAATTACCAAACACTGATCTTGGGGTACTGGTTTCAAATATAAAATGCCAGTAAGTACTATCAACATGAAAGCATGTAAAACTAGCTCCATATGTCTCTTTAACATATGGGCCACTCTGCACTCTATTAACCTTCATACCAAGTTCGGAAGCTAGGTCAATAGAACCAAAAGTGTGACCCCCGTCGGCTACTTTTGAGATGCTACTAAACCCTACTTCACACTGAAAAATGTCAGTATTGCCAGCAGTTCCTATGGCTTTATAGTTTGAATCTGGACTGACTGGTGCTGTGCCAGTTGGTTGCATAAAGGCATCAAACGTCTGATGCATACGCTTATACCACCTATTTGAGTACCACAGTATATCACCTATTGCATGTATAGCACCAGATACGTAATTCTTTACAGTAGGTATGTGTACAGTTATAGAAGTAGATGTAGTTGCAATTATCTCGTACACCATATACTTATCTGTATCTACCTTACCACGTTCGATGCTTAAATTACTTACCCCTGTGTTCCAACTACAATTAACACCAGTACTAGGGACAGTACCAACCTGTATCCCATCGTTACCTAACATTATCATCATCCCGACTTCAAATGAGTGTGAAGCTACTGTTAGTACCCCATTACTAGAAACACCAGTACAACTAACACCAGACCCTACTAAAGTTAGGATTTCTCGTCTATTAAGAATCTTCATTTCATTATTAGCAATGAGATTAGGCGTCACTCTAGCTAACTGTTGACTTTGGATTTCCCAATACCATCCAGTACATCCAGAAGGGTTGCAAGTTATATATCTAATGTTATATAAATCTTCAGTAGGAGGTGATACGGAATACTTCAGAGTATATACAAACTGCCCTTCAGGGGTATATACCCTACATACATCACCTACAGTCATAGCCAAAGAAACAACATCAATATTGTCCATTGCCCCTAGTGTCTGCCCCTTAATCGCTGTTGCTACTACAAAATTTATAGCCATAGTACTATACCCCTAATATATTATTAGAACAAATCTTTCCAAACAGTCCCATTGTAACACCTTAGCATATTATCCGCATCACTATAATACATATCCCCAGCTTCCGGATTAACCTGTGGTGCTCTTGGCAGTGTCATTACTGTATTTCCATTTACCCTTAGTTTATAATCTTTTGCCACAGAAGTTGATACAGCAGTCCTTTCGTAACTGTCAAGGTTAATTGATTTAGATATATTGTCTATAGATTTATGCCACTCAGTAAGCGGATAATTGCTATCAAGGTTATTTGGTTGCTCATATACAGTATGCACACCACCATCTGTACTGTTTGTAACCCTTTGGGATTGTCCCATCACAGTACGTTTATCGGCATAATACGCAGGGGTGTGAAAGTTTTGATGCCCCTTCCTAGTGGTAATTCTTTGTGATTTACCTAACCTACTCCAGTTTGGGTCTGGTGGGAGGTCTTCACCAACTGTTGCTTGTGTAGCTGTATGCCTAGGATGATTCCCATCTACAACAGTCCTATCTATACTTGGTAAAATATCATCAGCCCCTATTATGGCACTATCATCAATAACCCACCAATGTTTAACATTACCTTCAGATGCCATCCTCCTATTATCAATGTTACAAACACCACCATCTGTACCACCGATCATTTTTATTAAGCCACTACTACCAGGAAACAAATTTTGAACTGCGAACTCTTCAAACCCAAACGCATGATACGCTTGTATTTTTACTGGCCTATTAACGGACTCATTAACTATGGTAGTTTCTTGTACTATCAAACTACCAATAGTACCCGTAGCTACTTTATAACTAGCATTATTTAAAACAGAATTAGAAACATTTATAATAGACCCAGAAGGGAAAGGAGCAAAGCCATTAGCTGAATCTACTATTTGATTTGGTGCTACGAATGATATAGTATTAGACGAGTACCCTTTCTGCCTTGCTAAAATTGCAGATTCACGGCTGTATCCTTCACCATGTAGTACTGTACTGTACCCATCATGACTTTTGTTCCTTGCTGGTTCAAAATTCCACCCTAAAAATGGTGTTATAGATGTTCCAGAAGGCCATACCCTTGCAACACCACTGAAACCTGCAATGGATACACCCCGTGTATTTAATGTTAGTACATCCCCACTCCTACCAATTACATTAACAACTTCATACACACCTATAATGTCACCAAGTATTGCGAAAAATGAAAATATACCTGGGCCAGATAACCAGTCTGAACAGTCTTCTTCCGTAGCTGTTGGGAATTTACTCCCTTCACCAGTTGTTAATGTTATTTGTGTTCCTGATAAAGATAATTCACTAACTATACTAGATGCATTATCATCATCTAGTGGTAAAACTATTGGATGGTCAAACGTATGCATGAAATCTGCTATATTACTATCTGCATCAATACCAACAAACCCGTGACCCCTTGCATTATTAATTTGTATATTCCCAAAACTGCAATGATGTATATCGTGGTAAGCTGTTTGTCTATGATGTGTGACTTCTGGGCCTTTATCCATACACACCCTAATACCGTGCCCATACCTACATAACCTAGTCTGTGTTACTCCAGATGTTTCGCTAATTACAGGGTGCGTAGTCCTCCAATAGTACCTGCCAACTGATAATCTTCTCCATATTGTAGTTGGGTGCAATTCTATTTCTGAGGTAACGGTATTGACAGATTTAATCCTGTATATATTTGTTATGGAAGGATCGTTTTCATCGGATGGTGTACTATGCCAAGTATCTGTTTCTATACCTATAGCTATCCACATCCCTGGTTCCATTGCGACAACATCTGATAGTTGTAACACCCAATTTGAATTGTCCCTATATTCCTGTGCCGTTGTGATTACAGTCCTTGCTGGTGAGGGTAAATCTTCAACCCACCCTACATGATAAGCGTCCTGAGAGGTTAACAGTGTTTTAAAATTAACAACATACCCACTTACTATACAAATACCTGCATCTGTACCACCTTCTACATTTACTTCAAAATGCGATCCATATGTCTCCTCAAGTAACAAACCTATCCCAGCTTGTGGTGTTCCAGGCAAGCCACAATTCACCTTAAACCCTGTAAGACACCCATTTACTTGACCTATAGAACCTACATTAGTACCACCATAATCGGTTGTTATAGTACTATCGCCAAACCTAACAAATAGTTCGTCTTCAGGGCCTGTCCATAATAACTCAGTAGGTGCGGGTTCTAATATATACCCTTCACCTGCACCAATTACATTTAGTTTAGTAAAATCTTGAGGTAAACTAGCCCTCAGTAATCCTTCTGGTAGTATAAGTGTCCTATGGCTTGAAGCCCTAGCGTCTGCACAAGCCTGTAGTAATTCTGGGCCATAATCAACAATGCTAGTCCTATTACGTATATTATCCCTCTCTGCCGGACTTGTGACATATTCATTTATAAAGTTTATTCCTGTTATCCCAGCAGGGGAGGTAAATTTACTATCTATTAATTCTAATGCATTTTGAACGTTTGGGGTAGCACTCTGCAATGCTGTAAAAGAAGACTGATCTACTGTAGTTTTATCGGCAGACGTAGATAACTCTGGTGATTCACCAATTTCGTACGTATCAGGTGATGGTGTGAATACTAACGCTGTGCCAGTACTATTTCCTACACCTACAGCACGTACTACACTCCCAGCTACCAATAGTTCTATATCGGGCTCTGGTAGCAAGGCACCATCTGACCCAACATAATACCGCATAGTTGGGATAGTATTCATAGGAATTTCACCAGTCAGCAACATAGCACTAGTAGTAAAATTGTAAAAAATACCCAATAAGCCCGAAGTAGTACTGTATGAACCTGAGTCCGCTTTGTACCATGTAGTATCTGATTCGTTGTAATAACATAAATCCCCTACTACAATACTATCCATTAGGTACGCTGTAGTTGTTTTAGTTAACCCATCTTGGCCTTGTAACCCTTGGATGCCTTGTAACCCTTGGATGCCTTGTAACCCTTGGATGCCTTGGATACCTTGCTCGCCTTGGATACCTTGCTCGCCGTTTATTCCTGGGGTTCCTTGAGGGCCTACTATACCGAATGGTACAGGGGCACTCCAATCACCTGGGGTAAAACTATTCTTTAAGTACATCATACTAGTATCAGTAGCAAGGAACGTAAAACCAGTACCTTGCTCACTATACAAGCCACGCTGTGCAAATAATCCAGTAGCATCTACAGTAAAGGAACCGCCTCCAGTAGTACCAGTCCCAGTCTGTTGCCAATTATTACCGGAATCCTTTTTGAACCACCAAGTACCATTACTTTGAATATATTGGGAACCTAAAGGACAATTGAAGAGTAGGCGTTCCCCTTCCGTACCATTAGGGTTTATAGTATTAGGGTCAGCATCCCATGTTAGGGATCCACCACCAGGAAGAGACGTATCAGGTTTGAATAGTACAACCCTACGTTCTATTGCGAAAGCGTTACTTTCTATGGACATTAAACTGTTTCCTGTATACGGATAATGGTATCTTCATCTTTAGAATAGGCGGCTGGGGTATCTAGAATAACAACATTATTCGGAGTTGTTAGGGAATCTATACACCACGCTCCCTGATCTGGTACCAGTACTGTACCAACATCCCGTTTATAAGGCAAGTCTTTTGCTACTGAACCATCAGAAAATAACCAACTTAGGGATACATTATTATAATTTGTAACATTTACACCTAATGTAGTAGTGTTCAAGTACGCACTAAGTGTTAAATCCCTGCTAACAAATCCAGCATTGCTATGTGTGCCTAGTATAGTTTCCTGTGCAGGTATTCCAGCCTTATTAGTTGGCACAGAAGTGAATACCCATGAAGCACCAGATGCCTTAGTATGCGCATCAGTTACCTTTAAAGTACTACTCCAAGTTTTATTACTACCACTAAAAGCACTAAGCCAAGTACCCCCATTAGGTACAGTAGTATTAATTCCTGGGGCACTAGCAAGATTCTGATTACTACTAGCAGTAATAGTATAGTTTGTTCCAAGGGCAGTACTACGTAATGCGGTACCTGGATGACTGACAGTTAGTACAGGGGCCACATCAGCAACATCTATAAAAGCATCAAAAGAGTTAGAGGTGCCGTTAGTACTCTTTACAGCTTCTACATGGAAATTGTACACCCCAGTACTACCAGAATCTACGTAAGTACCTGGATTCAAGCATTGAATAACTTTTGTGGGTTCTAGCAGTGTTGGGTTCTGAATATTAAAGCAAGCTGGTATCCTTGGACTTGCATATGTGGCTCCAGTAGGGTTATTAGAAATTGTTAATGATACTGAACCAAGCTCGGTTGCTTTAAAAGCACTGTTACTAGGCACAGTTGTATTGCTATATGAAAACCCAGAGAACGCAGGAACGGTCTGATCAAGCCCTAGGGCGTTAATTAACACCCCTTGTACACCAATGGTGCCAAATGCATTACGGGCCTCCACAACAACGTTTTGGAAGCCTGAGCGAGTACTTACTGTACCGTGTATACTAAAGGTAGCACCTTCTAGTGGTTGCCAGGCTGATTGTATACAAGCACCTATACCCACAATCCTAGCCTCGACAGCATCTACAGGGTACTCGCCACTTACGGTAATAGTATCACCCGATTTTACTTGACTTTGTCCAGTAGGGATGGCACTAACGCTCATGTTACTTAGTACTGGCCCAGCACCTACTTTGTTAATCCTTATAGTACTACTATTACCTGCGGTACTGGTAAGAGTGAAAGTAATCCCTATAGGAACAGCTATATCTATACTACCCTGAAATAACCTAATCTCATTAGGGACTTGCGCTAAATTAGTGCAAAAAACACCATCTATATCTATACTAGGGGCAAACCCTGCACCACCCTCAGCTAGGAATGATACCCTAACATTAGCACTATCTGTAGTACATTCAGTCCAAATATTATAACTCCCAAAAGAAGCAGGGTCGTATGTTATTGAACCAACCAAACCACCTGAATCTAGGGCAGTAACACCTGTAACAAACACGTACCCACCGCCCCCACTTCCTGGAGGGCCTGGAGGCCCTACCAAAGTAGCTATTAAATCTGCATGTGTTATTAACCTAGGCCCCCCATCAGAGTTAGCAAATAATAAATACATATCTTGTGGAGTAGGTATAGTAACCTGTGAAGTAGTAGGGTCTTTATCTATTTGTGAAGTATTGATAATAGGTAGTTTAGCCCCATCAGACCTAACTAGCCTATCTATAATGCTTTGTGCCATTGTGTACTCTCCTACCGTGCGGTTACTGTAAAATTACGTAAATTAGAATTAATAGTCCTATAGATATAGTACAGCTCAGTAGTGCCGAACTCATTAGTAATAGGCCCAGAAAAAGCTAGAGTCCACCCACCTACAAAAATAGTACCATACTGATAAAACTCTACACCACCTATCCTAGCTGGTATTCCATATATTCCGAACTGGTTAAGCTTAGTATCTAAAGTGAATGTGCTTTCCCTGTTGTCACTCCATTCCTTGAACCCAGCACCCCTAAGGTCACCAGATACCCAGTCAGAAGCCTTATATGTACCACCCCAGTACTTGTAATTCATTATAACTTACCTAACCGTACCCTACGGATACCGTTAATGTCGTAAACATCTATCCTTTCTTCACTAATTTCCATTCGCTCTCCAGAAGAAGCAGATTTGATAAGCACCTTACCACTTTGAAGCACCCTAAAAGGAGCATTATTCCTACCAGCATAATTACTCCCAGCCCAAAAACGAACATCGTTCCCAGATGTATTTAGTCCGTTAATACCAGCTTGCCCATTTACATCTAACCACCCAGAAGTCATCGTAACACCTGTATTTAATTTATCTGAAGTGTTGTCCGAATTAGTAGGGGGGCCTCCTACAACTTGGGTACCATACACAACAGAGGATAACGTAGCTAGCGAACCCTGCCCATTAATGTTAAGGGCAGTATTACTGGATGTCTGGTCAGCATTAGTCGGTGGCTTCTCACCCTGTATAGAATTATATGTAGTATAATTACCTAAATAAGAAACAGCGTTACTTTCAGCCGTGTAGTACCCACTAACTACAGTCCTAAATGTGTCATCAGGTAACGCTGAATCTACTGGATCTAACGCCCAAATAGCATGTGTACTGTTCAAGAAATTATACAAAGCGTTTTTCTTATTAGTTAAGGTAACTATATCGGCATTAGTATACACCCCGAATGTTACAGCCTGTGCATAAATAGCATCGTAATTTGCTAGTAACCCACTGTAAGAGATTCTCCATTGTAACTTTTCTGGTACTGAAAATACTAAATCTGAACTCATACTATCTACGGCAGTTAGGGCCGCTACCGCATTATCTGCTACTACCTGAGCATCTGTAGTACCAACCATTAAAGTGTTAGCGGCAATATTCAGTCCCGTAGTATCTGCTACTAATGCCCAATGAGATAAATTAAATAAAACATTTTTAGCTTTAGGGGTAATACAAGTATATAAAGCACCATCCTTACGGTACAAATCACCTTCATCATAACTCTGTGTGTACAATGGTTCAGCAACGAATACAGTCTTTTTATTATCTGCCAAAACATATGCACCGTCTGCTAACTGTAGGGCCTGCGTAACTTCTGAGTCTAAGATAGTGTACCAAGAAAATATACTATTAGTATAAATGTACCTATAAGCCCTACCGTTAGTCCTATCGTAATACAGGTCACCTACGTGCCTAAGCTTTTCAGCATCATTACCATTAGTAATATCTAGTGTTACCCAAGATAATTCAGGTTCTACAGTGGTATCTGGTGTCCCATCTAAGAACCAAGAACTAATAGCCCCATCAGCTATCCCACGTATATCACCTATCTGCCCTTGCTGTATAAGTAACTCTGCTGTAACCTCGTCCCTATAAGCCTGTAATTGCGCTTCTAACAACGCTCCAGCGGCACTTAAGGCCTCAGGCCCACCTTGTACGTTACCAGCTTGTATAAGGTTTCCTTCTGCATCATAAGAGTCCCACACGGCCCCTGCTGTAGCTCCAGCATGTGCTGGTTTTAAATCTTCTAAAGTAGTGCCATCTGCGTAACTTATATCTACTGCATTTTGAGTAGTAATACCCGTTAACTGGATATTACCATTTTGCACAGTAAATATAGTATCTAACCATGATTCTTCTGCATTTATAGTATTACCAGCGTATAGCTCAAACCCTCGACCCGCACCTATCCCTGGGATGCCCACCAAAATATATGCTCCACCAGTTAAGAACTTAGTACTACCGTATAATGAGGAAGAGCCCCCACAATTGTAAACGGCACTTACCAAAGCCGGGTCTAGCCTGTTAGGTTCTGGGTTATCATGTGTAAATAGGACTATAAGCTTGTCGCTACTTAACGAGTTTAAATCATTAGCTAAATCAGTGGCCCTTGCTGGTGTAGCCACTAAATCGTAACTCCTATGCCAGCCTACATCCCATTCCTCAGTACCACGGTCAAAAACACTTAAATTCCATGTAGGGCTAACAGCAGTAGTTAGTAACAAATTATCTGAATCCGAGATACCTGGGATTGTAGCATACCCAGCCGCATTCGTACCTAGTGCTACTACCCTGAATATCTTAGGAGCTCCTTCAACCCTACTCCACACTGAAGTTAAATGAGCATCTGCAGGAGGGGCATTTAGTAAGGTTCCGTACTCTTGAGTACCTTGATGCTTACTCCTATCCAATAAGTATGAATCAGGGTAGTTCAAAGTGGCGTCAATAGGAGGCCCATTAACAACATCCGCATAATCCATACCGCCTACATGATATTGCCTATCCATTAAATACGTATCAGACGCATTAGCTGTAGCATTAGCTTCCGGTAGGTCATCAGTATTTGAAGATACCTGATCCCAACCAGTGACGGAAAAAGATATGTTATGAAAATCAGCGTACCCCGAGTTCCCATCTAGCATATACCCAGGAGAAGCCCCCTGTGGGTCATAATTATCACTATATAAAATACCAGTCTTTACAGATATAGCACTTAAATTGTCTGCTACTATTTGTTCCGCTATTACTTCACGTACAAACATTACTTCCCTTATATCAGTAAAATACTGAGTACCTGTAGATACAAAACACACCTCGCAGTACTTAGCTGTTCTATTTTGTGGGAATACAGCGTGGTTAATACCATACTCTAATTGTAAGTAATTAGCTTCAGCATCTGCAATCTGCTCAAGCTCAGTAGTACCAGTGGCAAGGTACAATGTATTGGTATCAGAAGTAGTATGGGTGGGGCCTGCCTTTAAATATGTCCAAGAAATTGCATCACTAGAGAACCTAAAATAAACACGTGCGTTAGCATCTTGTGTTATTAAAATAACCTTATCTATAAAGTTCTCTATATTGTACGCATACCTAATCCACTCAGTCCCATCTACAATTGTGTACCTCAATGATGGGGCTAGGGCATCATAGTCCCTATCATATAAACGCTGTAATGAAGCTGCACTATGGTTATCTGTACTACTATCAGTAACAGTAATAGAATCAACTAATTCTACAGAAACTTCTACACCACTTAATAACAAAGCTGTTCCTGCGTCTAGTGAAGACCAAGTGCCATCTCCAAATTCATCTGTAGGCATTACACGTACATAATAATCCTGATCAGCAACTAGCCCAGCTATAAGGGTAGTCCTAGTACCCTTCATAAGCTCGTCAACTATGTATTGAGTCATGCTTGGGGTCATATCTGGGTCTTGGCTAACATACACTTTAAACGAGTAAAAATCTGTGTCAGTGTCTACCCAGTTACTCCAACTTACTGATAAACCTTTGAACGCCCCCTCTACATCTAGGTATGTAGTGGACATATCTGGGGCTGGGTTAGATACACTCAAAGAAGCTGGCTTAGAACTTATCTGATTAGTTGTACCTTGTTGGTACACATGTACAGTAAAATCACGTACAGCAACACCGTTATGATCTGCTGCATTCATTTCCTTAGTGTACGTAAAGTTATTAACCATTCTTTCGTGTGTTTTATTAATACCAAGTGGGTCTATAACTATTAAGTAACTATCAAACCACAAGTCCTCCCCTATTACAGCGGATTCCGGTGTAGCCATTTCCCAATCTGTATTTGGATTAAACGGGTCTGCCTGGTGTTCTGGCCTAAGGGGTTCCACATTAGTAAAGACGGTAGCTCTCCACAAGATACTGTTGTGTTCTACTAAAGCTCCTACAGAGTAATTCTTAGGAGTCCACTCAGGGGCACTACTACGTAAATTAGTCCTATCCCATGTAAATATGGCGTTACCGGATATGAACTGGTTATACACTGGGTTGTTATCTACATCGAATGCAGTATTAACTAAAGTCAACCCAGTGACATTAGGCATAGAGGATTGGGTAACTGCTAAAGTAGTCTGTACTGGTACTGATTCAGCACTACCTGTTCTAGAAAGTGCAACTACTTCAAAGGTGTAGATACCCTCTTGCACCTCAAATATCTCGTGTAAAAAGCCATGAGTAGTAATCAAATTTACCCAGTTACCACTATCCTTTTTGTAATTAAGCCTGTAGGAACTAACACGCTCATCTAAAGAAGTACTCCATTCAACCCTAATAAGGTTCCTAAGCATACCATCTGTGTAATACACATCTAGTACAGCACTTAAATTATTTGCAGGAAGTATTCCACCCTGCGTACCTATACTACCATCACCCACGTTATCAGGTGGTGTTAAGTCTAAATCTTGTTCTATACGCACGTACTTGTACTTATCATGCAATAACGCTACTATTCCATAGGATACCTTACCGTCATCACCCCTGTTCTCTGTTTTACTAATTACCCTAAATTCCCTAGTAGAAGTACGGTTAGTACCTGTTATAATCCAGATGGCACCAACCTCAGGGGATACTGGCAAGGATGAATCTAATACAACCTCAGTATTTCCAGCAGAGTTCACAGAATGAGAGGTTATTACACGTGTCTGCACAGTACCATCTGGCATAGTACAGTACAAATTATAGGAGTACGTTCCTACTAGTAACTCAAATTCCTGATCTAGTTCTAGTATTACTGGGCTAATAATAGAGCGTACCCTACCACCAGTCCTAGCTTGTGCGGCAGTACTAGGATCTGCGGCAGATACCATATCAACATAAAACGGGTCAGCTACACTTATAATCATACCAGGAACAACAAAGGCATGATCTAAACCAGCACTGTACATAACTGTTTCTGTAGCGTATTGCTCAGTGTCTAGTAACCACTTACCAGCCCTGTGCGCCTGCCCCTGAGAAGTACAACCAAATGGGGCTATATCTGTCTTAACGTATCCATACTTAGCAATGCCATCTGCATCTTCTACAGCCTCAAGTACTGGTTCGTAGTTATTTTCAGGATCATTCCAAGTAACAAGTGCAACAGTATGCCGTACCTTTCTGTCTGTACCGGAGTACTGGAAACCCCCACCAAGAATGTTGGATGGAGTGGCTAGTATTTGTGGGTCTTGGGGCATATCTGCACTAACATCCATGGAGTCAGTAGCCCACCAAGTCATTCCCATGAATGTGTTAGATAATTGCGAGATAAGGGTATACGCGGAAGATACTGTATTAATGACACAGTTTACTTGGAATCTAGGCTCGAAGCCCCCAGCCCCATCATCTATAAGTACATCACAATACTTAGCTATAGGTAACAAGGCCCACTTTAGTTTGTTACCAGTGTCTTGTATACCAGCACCATATTCTGTGTTAGTTATTAGATCGTAAAAAATCCAGGCAGGGTTTGAAGTCCACACCTTAATTTTTGGGCCAGCTTCATTACCATTTTGCCCATTCCAAGTACCATCCCAAATACCACCAACGAAGTTGTACTCAGCATCTACCCACTTATCATCCGCATCCTGATACGGTGGTATATACCCATTAGGTACAAGTACCTTAATGCCTTTCATCTCGTAAGAACGTGTTGGGACTTGCCCACCAAATAACTCAGCATCTACAGTACCAGAAAAGTATGCTGTCCTTGGATACTCGAATTTACGTTCAGTTATTTCGTCCCAGCTAATCCATTCTATATCATTAACTACCTGTGAGCCATCTTCTGCGGCTTCTTCTGGTTCATCTGCTGAAGTACGTTCTACAGCTATAGTGGTTACACCACCAGTAGGTGTAAAAGGAAACCTGTACTGCTTCTGGTACGCCTTAGTGCATTTTCCATCTATAGTCTTATCAGCTACTATGACCCCATCTATATAAAAGCGAAAACTAACACTACTACCATTTACGTCCCCTGTACTATTTCTGGCATACAAAGCAGGTACATTTATGGTAAAACGGATAGCATTAATACTTTCAGACTCAGCTATGGATATATTCCTAGTTTCACGTACACCATGTAGTAACCTAGCTGGTAACCCAACAGTAGTACCACCTTTTGGTGTTTCAACTGTGCTAATACCATCTAGAGCACTTTGCCCAACTTCACCAGCTCTACCACGTACAGTTATACCATCGAAGTTAAAGCCATCCCCATCAGCAGTAACTAAAGAAGTATTATCTAAATAAACGGAACTCAACCCATTAACAAGGCCTTCTACCTCACCATGGCTAACCACATCTAGTACACTGTATGTAGCCTTGGACCTTAGGGTATTTGCGGCTTCTGTTGGACTATACGGGGCCTGTTGTTCTTGCTCACTACCACCAAATCCACCAGTTATAACAGGGTATTTTTTCATTGCAGTACCATTTTGTTAATTGTAAATACCTTGGGATAGGCTCGCAATATATGCTACTTTTTCTTCAAATGTCATACCATCAAGGCTCAATGTCGAAGTGGTAGGAGCATCAACAGCTATATCTTCCACAGTAAGTGACCTAGATATAACTGTACTACCAACACGGAACCTTCCATATACAAGTGGTACTGGCCCACCCTGAGTACTAACGTTTTCTGCACCACTGAAAATGAATGAATCCGGATCGTCTGCAGACGCACCCATATCCGCACCATCCAAAGTAGGTACCGGAGTAAGCATAGCGGATACACCTGTTAGGATCATAGCTGTACCCATCATAGCCATGCCACTAGTAGCCCCTCCAAAAGTAGCCTCTAGCACCCCTGCGGCAGTACTAGCATCCCCAGTAAAGTAAGTATATACTACTGCGGCGGCGATAATAATAACCCCAGTAATGATTTGTGTTACACCATTATCTTTAGCACCAGAAACAGCAGGGACTATATGAATGTCATCGTTAGGGCGATGAAGGTTCAAGGTTTCTGGGCTATCAGAATCCTCATTTTCAACATCCCCCCTAAATATGGTGTAAGAACCATCATACATAGCATTGTAAAACTTCCCTGGAAAATTAGCCTCTAAAGCCCTACAAGCCTCTGCTGGAGAACTAACACTTAACTTAAATGTCTCCCCAAACTGATCTGCTAATGCACCATATAAAAATATAGATATCATCCAACGTACCTCACTTTCATACTCAAAGCATCCATCCACCGTAGTGCTGATTCCCTACAAGATATACGTCCAGCTAAATGATGCAACATAACACCATTCCCCAAGTACAGTGCAGCGTGGTTCACAACTTTAGAACGCACAGCACCTAATATGCAATCAAATGGTTCTAAATGCTCCCCTGGTTGTAGCAACCTAAAACCTAACTTTTCAAAATTTTCTACATAAACGTTTCCGCCAGTATTCCACCAACCAAACTCAGTGGGGACTGTACCTAACTCAATACCCTTTACAATCTTAAAGGCAGACCTAATAATAGTGTAACAATCGTTTACCCCATAAATAAAAGGCCTACCTAGCAAACCCTCTATATCAGTAGCTAGTTCCCTACCTACCCAAACTGGGGGCTTACCCTTAGGTAGAATACACCAAGGAATATTAGATTCTAGTTGTCCTTTTAAATCGTGTAGGCTAGGACGTACTTGCCCATCTGGATGACTATGTACAATAACCTGTAACTCCCCCTTCTTAACAGCAGAAGCATACCCTATACCTGAAATAGTAAACCCGTCCGCAGGGGTATCGTGTATATTTTTCCTAGGTAAGTACTTATCATTTACAACGAACCCGCATGATTCGTTTGGGTATTCGCTTTCAGCGTGCTTTACAGCATCTGGTAGCCAATTAGCTTCTGACATTATATACTCCTGGGTAAGCTGTTGTTGGTAAAATATCAGTGGCGTTAGGGTATCTAAGCTCACAGTCCTTTAGCTTCTTACCACATTTATCTAAATCCATGGTAACTACTTCACCTTTGACATTAAAATACGAAGTACCATCATACGGGCATGTGCCAGCTACAAAAGCCCCTAAATCAGCATCCCACCTACGGTACACAAAAGAGCAGTAATTCTTAAGTACTAATTTCCTAGGTAGTTGTAAGCCTTGTAAATCAAGGGCACTACATAAAGTGAACTCAGTAAATATCTGATTTTGCCCTGACTTCCTTGAAACGTAGTATACCTCATCTTCAAACTTTATACTAGGATCAGTTAAGTACTTACGCAAAGTTCTTTTGCGGGTGAACTTACACCCCAATAAATCGTCATAAAAACGTATAAGGTACGCAATTAATCCAGTCATATCAGCTACACGGATTTTAGGCTGTGGTAATGTCCCCCTACCACTAGCATCGTACCCAGAAGCATCGATAGGGATAGGTGTGTAATTGTGTCCTCCAGGGGTACCATCACCGTTATCATAAGTAAGTGGAGAGGTATTAGTAGCTGAAGAACAAAAGTAATACGTGGTATCTATTTGTGGGATGTATAGCTCAAACATTTCCACTATATCGTCTACTTCGAAATGCTGTATATCGGCCTGTATTGTCATGTTATTACACTACGTATCTGTAATATTCTACCAGAATCTTCAAGGTCTGGCTGTAAATCATCGTAGTACATTGTACCATTGAATGTCATTGATGCAAAGTCATCACCGATAAGTGCTAATTTATCAGGAACACCTAGTTTCACCTTAAACATATCTACTACAACTGGCCTACTATCGTCGCCCACATTTATTCCATTCAAACGTAGCCAGTAATAAGGCTGTGCCGTAGTATGCATTCCTACTTTGTTATACGAACCCCATGCGTAATCTACTGATATAGCACCTGGAGGACACGCTGGTAATATAGTTATTCCACCAGTAGGCAAATGTGGGATGTAGTGAACTCCAGCAGTATAGCCTGCAATTGTGATAGAAGTCAAGTTGATATGAGGAAGTGGTATAAATTTACCTACTACTGGAGTTATAGAAACTGTAGCACTACTACCAGGCACAGTAGTATGCAAACCGTGTAGGAACATACCCAAGTTCTCTTTAAGTACTTCATCTAACTGTAAAGAAAAAGAAGG